AGTAACTCTAGCCCAAACTGACTTTGTTAACATTTCATCCATTGCATTTGAAGAGTCAACATTTCTTGGTTCAAGTGGTGAATATGATTCATTTCTATTTAAAGCATCTATTCTATTGAATAGTGTTTTTTGAATATTTTGATCTATCTGGTCAAATTGAAACATTATATACGATTTATTTTAGTGTGTTGTTTTAATATTTCACCTACTTCTCTTGGTATAATTATTTTTTGGCCTACTTCCATTTTAATATTACCTACAAAATTATTATTTGCTCTTGCAATAATCCACCATAAAGTTTGGTCATTATAAAATCTATGTGCAAGAGACATATAGGTGTCATCAAATTTAACATAATATGTTATATCTGAATCTCTTCGTTCTATAATAGGATATTCTGTACTTGCGAAAACTTTATCCTTTTTTATTCTATCTTTAACTATTTTAGTACTTTTATATCTACTCATGATGGTATACCCTCACTCCATTTATGTGTTCCATCAATCGTAGGTCTTGATGTATTTCCATCTCGTGGGTCTGATTCAAATGTTCCAAACTTTCCTTTACCCACACCGTTATCCTTTAACCAAGGCACTTCATAATGTTTACCTAATGTGTGTGGTAAATACTTACCAACATGAACAAACTCAACACTTACACTAAACACTTGTGGTATTTGATGTCCTTCATCTATTTCCCAAGTAGCATTCTCTTCCATTGTGATTGCAATAGAACTAAAATATCCTGGAGTATTATTGAATAAATCTCCAATGGTTAAATAAATGTATGGTGCTACTGGTCTTTCTTCATCATCATCATCTAAAATCTTTTTAAATGTAGGATAACCTAATCCCATTAAATAATTCATCTTCTCTTGAATGATTGGTATTTCTTGTTTAGTAAATGCCGCTACTTTAAAATCAAATGAAACACTTCTATCAGCACCACCATATAAATGTATAGAATCTGGTCTACCAATGTATTTTTCAGGAGTCCATGTTGGTGTAACAGTATCGGTTATTGTACCGAGATGAGCAGGAAATACTAACCACTTACCATTTACCGCATCTCTTATTCTAAATTTTATAAAATCTTTTGGTAATGTACCATCTACAGTATTGGCCCAATTTAACTTATCAAACTTACCACCATAAGGAACTTGTAATTGATTTGAAACTCCTACTTCATACAATTTATCACCTTTAGATATTAATCCTTTACCTAAATTATATTCATCAGCAAGAGTTTTATTGTTTTTATCAGGTGATATCTTCTTACTAACTTCACTTAGTTCCACAGTACTTGAAACATCTTCAAATGTTGGACTATCACCTGTACCAACTATTGTTTCCATGTCTTTTAAATTAGCATTCATTCCCGCAACAAAACCTTGACCATGAGTATCTTTATTAAAGTCTGTTAAATTAGTTTGTTTTGTTATGAAAGTTATATCTCTATCATCTCCCACAGGAATTTCACCACCAAATGGGCCCTTAGTACTATCTACTACTCGTTTAGGGTCTTCAAATTCATTATTACCTAACCCAAGTGCACCAAGTATTGGATTACCATCAGTAGAACCTTTATCATCTACAATCCTTGACTTATGTAATTGAACTAATCTATTTGTTTTTCTTGCTCCACCTATTCCTAAAGAAGATAGTGCTCCACCGAGTGCACCAAGTAATCCACCCTCTTCCTCTTCTTCTGGTATTGTTATGTTTTTACCTTTAGGGTCTGTATCATATGAAGGTGGTTCATTAACATCTAAAAATGTTCCATCAGTATGTCGTGGTAAATGAAGTCCAGGTACAATTGAACCAACTACTCCAAGTGGATTAAATATTCTATTTGCTGATATAGGATTTTGAGCCTGTAAAACAAATTGTTTCAAATTCCAAATGATACCTCTTGGTGTTAATGTCCATTTTGTAAATCTAATTGCATCTTCTGCAGTTCTAACAACATTTAAGGCCAAACCACCTCTGAAAATACCCTCATCTAAACCTATACTATCATAACCATCACCAATATCGTGAACTATAAATGGTTCATCAAAACCAAAATTATTTGGTTCTCTTAATGCTTTTGCCATACCACCTTTAAATTCATAAAGTTTATCTATATCTCTTAACCTAAGTTCTGAATGAAATTTACCCTCTTCACCATCAACTCCATACTCATGACTCTCACCAAAATCTCCAAGATTTGGTTTGTTAGTTGCATCACCTTGTCTAGCACCTTGTATTCTACTATAATTTATACTAATTAAATTACTACCAAAGTTATCAACATCAAAATCTGTATCTACCATATCTGATACGAAGTTTCCTGTTGAAAATTTACTATCCATGTCAATCATATTAGTAAATGAACCTTCAGAAAAATTAAAATCATTACCACTACCAATTATATAATGTGATTCTACATCTTCACCATGTGAAATATTAAGATTAAATCCTGGATGATTTTCATCTCCAAAATAATTTACCGCGGTTGGTGTATAACCACCTTGATTTACCAATGGATTTTCAGGAGATATATAATTTGTAGTTCCTAATGGTGGAAAAACTGAAGATTTATATTCAGTTACATCACCTACCACACGATTAGGTGTAAACCCAGTAGCCTTATCCTCACCAAAATATTCACCTTGTTTCACTCCTACCTTTGAGTAGTCAAAACTTGTAATATCTGTTATCATATCTATAAGTGCCATTATTATTCCTTAGTTAATCCCTCTACTTTAACACCTGTTTGGTTGTTTGCATCTATAATTTGTTGTAACAATATCACAGATTTCTCTTGGTATTCTTTCATTGAATCCGCACTCATACCCTGTATCTCTAACATTCTTCTAACTGTATCTCCATCTTGTTCATGTTGTAAAGATACTTTTTCTTCTATTAATTGTTGTCCATCTGTATCAGCTGTTGCAACAGCGACATTTGATGAAGCTTCATCAACCATAGTAGTCATGTCTTCAGTAGCGTCTTTATTCGCCTTACTTATATCTCTTGCAGCTAATCCTGCATCTATTGCGAGAGATGCTGCCGTTCCAAGTCCAGGAATTATTGAAGCAGCTCCACTAGCAACTTCTCCTAATGCACCTGCCCAATCACCTTTAACTAATCTACTAATTCCAAATCCAAGTCCAGCAACTGCACCCAAAATAGGTATTTTCTTTAAAGCACCTTTCATTACGGACTTACCTGCTATTTTTGCAGTTCCTTTTGTAACCGCTGCTTTGGCTGCCGCACCATAAACTTTTTTACCAGTTTTTTTCATTACAGCACCACCACCTTTTTTGGTTAATGCTTTTTTACCAGCGGTGGCTAAAGCAGCCTTACCTGCCAACTTAGTACCACCCCTTTTCAGGCCTTTCATAGAAAACCCTTTTAATCCCATAAATTGTGCAGCTGTATTTAAACCTACTGCTGTCGTAAGTACTCCTAACGCAATTATTAACGCCTTCATTACTACTTGTGCGGTATCAGTTGCATTTGCTAAGTTTTCTTGTACATTCTTTTGTTGTTCTTTAATATCTTTGTCGGCATCTTTTACTTCCATCTTACCACCTGCCAACTTACTCAATTCATCTACTGAAACTCCAATTGAATCTGCCAATGCTCTTCTTTGAAGAACATTCATTTTTTCTAATTCAGCTTTACCACCAATCTGTTTTACCACATCAGCAGCTGCTCCAGCAATATCACCACTAAGTGCAAGTTCACGAGCCTTATTATAATTTAATTGTTTACCAATTAACATTGAGGCTTCCATTTCTTTCTCTATGGAAGATTCAAAGTCTAATAAGGAATCGGCTATTTTAGCGGTAGTTGCTAAATTTAATCCTAACTTTCTTGCCTGAACTGCAGCCTTAGCTATATTTTTTCCACCATCTAAACCAAACTCAGCAAACATTTCTGTATTTGCTGCAATGTCATTCATAATAGCTCCAGGAGCAACATTATTTGATTCTGCTAACGCAGCTGTAAATTCTAAGGTTGCTTTTGCACCCGCTTCACCAGCTGACGAAATTGATTCCATTGCTTTAAAAACTTGAATACCTGTTTCTGAAGAGACACCAAGTGATTTTGACATCAAACCAAAATATTCTACATTTTCCTCTGTAACTGCACCTATTCCACCCAAATTATTTGCTAATTCTCCTGCAATTTTTGTACCATCGATTCCCAATACTGAAAGTGTTGTATTAACCATAGTCAAATCTTTAGCCAACTTAATAGATTGGTTAGCTGAAGTTCCCAATTCGTCTTGAAAATCAAAAGCTTGTTTAACTCCCATACCAAGTATTTTAACAACAGCCACTAAAGAAGCCAACATTAAAATAATTGGATTCTTGAACATAGCTTTTACAAATAATCTAGCCTGAGCAACCATACTTGACATAGCACCTACACTCAAACCTAAGTTACCAAGTAATTTATCTTGTAAGTCATTCTGAATTTGAGTTTCTGATGCTATTTCTTGGTTTGTTTTTAAGATATCCTGTTGGGTTGAAAACTTCTTTGCTGCTGTTTTATATTGTTTGTCGGACATCTTTGAATTATCCTGTTGAAGTTTTTTCATCGCCCTCGCCAACTTTTTTTGTTTCTCTTGAGAAGCTGCTATATCATATTGTTTAGCTGCATATTGATCACCAATTTCTATTAATTCTTCAGCTGAATCGGAAATTGTTTTAGCTGACTTTTCCTGTTTTTTTAATAACTTAAGCTCTTCACCCTTACTCTTTAAGTATTTCTTATGAGCTTCGTAAGCTTTACCTGTTTTCTCAGCAGCTTTTGCAGTTTCTTCAGTAATCATCTTTTCCATTTCAACTCTTTTCTTAGTTAAATCTTTAAGTGATTTCAGTTCTTTGGGTGTTAGAGCCATAATTGTTTACTTTTTTTGTTAGTTAAATTTTAGTAGCCTAAATCTTTAAGAATTTGATCGGCTGCCGCTACTGGGTCTTTTTTAATCTGTTTTACAAACTTTGCATGTTGTGCATGCTTCTTTTTCATCATCTTTTCTATATCTCTATCACTTTGCCCTCTAATTGACTTTTCAATAGATTTTACAAAAGATGATAAAATGCCTTCTTTATGAAGTTTATGTAATACCTTCTTTGAATTCTCGTTAAATTTATATTTCATAATGAAATTCCTTACTATTAAATTGGATGGGTTTTATCATTAATAAATATCAAATACTAAGATTTTTGAAACCTTTGCTTAGGTTGATGTTTGTCTATTTCTGCGTTTTCTTTTTGCCGAGTATCAACTAATAATTTAAGGTAAAATCTCCTTAAATATACTGGCATAGTGTAAATTTCGGAAAAGGTGAATCCCTTTCCATGATAAATTATATTGTAAATTTCTTCGTGAAGTTCTTTTTTATAATTCGGACTCAGGCCAAAAAAATCGTACTCCTATCGGTATATTCACCGTATGGAGTTCTCCTATTTGACTTTCATATTCACATTCAAAATTTATATCAGGTGTTACCGAATTATATTTTTTACGAAATGCTTTTGTGTCTAATGATAAGAACTGATTATCAACAAAATTATTAATAGTTTTTCGTTCAGTTTCACCATCAACTGAAATAATTTGTTTCTTTAAACGAGTTGTTAATTCATTTGATACTCCAGTTACCTTTGATAACTTATCAAATGCTTTAACTTCTTTTTCAATTTCTTTCTCGTCTTTATGTGTGAGTAATTTAAACTCAATTTTCTTTTTAGTATTAGGTAAAGTAAATGAAAATTTATTTTCTTTTGCACTTTTAAATACCTTTTCATCTATTTCTTTATTCTTTAACGCTGTTAGATCAAAAGTATGTTCTACCTCAAGACCTGTATCAGGGTCTTCAATTATTACTGTATAATCCTTACCATATCCTAATACTCGTGTACCTACCATAAGTGCATTTTTATCACCAATTAGTAAATCATCTAATTTAATTTTAGGGTCTGCGATAATATTTTCTAAAAGTTTATCTATTACTACTCCCTTTTCAATTAGATTTGTGGAAGTTAAAATATCTTCCTCTTTTGCTGTCATATATTTGACATCGATTGTTCCTGAACGAAGTGGACTATCCTCTGAATAGAGTGAACCATTTGATGGTAGAGCCAAAACTTCGGTCGGAAAATCGTACTGATTTTCAGCCATTTTTATCTCCTATGAAATGTGTTTAAAACCATTATAATAATAACTATTGTTTTCTTTTACAAAAATGTAATTTATTTTGGTGTTGCAAATTTCTCCGCGGCTGTTACACCTAATCCTACTACTGAAATGTACATAAAACATTCAAGTATTTGTTCTTTGATATCAAAACCAAAAAATGTATTTGCACCCCACGACAAAACTAACATAAAGAATGATGCAAAGCCGATAAACCTTTTACTTGAGATTTTAGCATCATCTGATAACATCTCTTTTATAAATTTCATAATATCTTCCTTATAAGTATTAGAACGAGAGTACTGCCCAATCGTAACGAAGTGTTAACGATATGTCAGCGACATCAGTTCCATTAGCAAAATCTAAATCGTTGAAGTTAGCGGTTTGTATGAAAGCACCTTTCAATACCCATTCCTCAACTTTATCACCTACTGGACCTAAAAGATTAAATTTAATCTCTTTCTTATAAAAATCTGAATATCCATCACGACCTGTTACTGATTCGTGGTGTAGTCTTACCCATTCCATTACTGCTTGAGCTCCACTTGGAACGATTGGATCATATAGAGTTACTTCTAATGGCTCCCATGTACCTTTACCTTTGATGAATCTTTTAACATTAATGTGATTTAATTCAACTTCTTCAAAAGTAATTTGTGGACGATTCATAGTCTTTACAAAATAAGAAGGTATTCCGTCAATGTACATGACGAAACGATTTTTAGTTTTCGGTTCAAACGGTGTAAAAAAGATTTCGTCTGCTGATAGTATGTCGGCCATTTTATTCTCCTAAATTAATTGCCGTTAATTTTTCTTCGATAATAAATATCAAAAATCTAAAAAAAATGAAACTACATACATTATAATTATACATCATTATTCGAAGTTTTTTAGAAGTTTTTTCTATAGAGTAAAAAATTACCCTAAAAAGAATTTGAGACATCCCGACTTTTTGACTTTTTCCTCAGAAATGAAAAACCCACACTCAAATTTGAATGTGGGCTCTTCTTTATAAGACAGTATTTTTATAAGTTAAACTTACTCAGGGAATGCTGCCCCAGTTGGTTGAACAACAAAATCCAACACAATGAACTCTGCAGTTCTTGTAGGTTGAATGAAGATTTGTCCTCTCAACTCATTTCTATCAACAACATCTGGTGTATTATTTGAATCATCCATTACCACTCTGAATGCACTTAGACCACTATTAGCCTGTACTGAATTCAAATATGGATTAACAATACCTAAGAAACGATTTCTCGTTGCTGCAGTATTTTGTTCAAACACTAAGAATCTTGAAGAACTTGCAATAAACTTACGTAAAGCGATTAACAATCTTCGTACATTGATTCTATCAAGTGCTGATGGTTTTCCTTGTAATGTTTTTTGTCCAAACACCACTACACCTTGTTGTGGGAATGAAGCTATTGGATTAACACGACCTTCATAAAGTGTGTCTCTTTCTTTATGTGTTAGTCTTGTTTTTGCTTCCAATACACTTGTCAATCCACCACGATTCAAACCTGCGGGTGCGAACCATTCGTGTGCTACACTATCGGTGTTAGCAATAACACCAGGAATCACAATTGATGGTGGAACCCAAATTGGTTTATTTTTGACTGAATCAAGAATCTTAACCCACGGATAATAAGTAGCCGCGTAATTAGTATCTAAGGACTTAATATCACCAACAGCGTTAGTGACTGAACGTCCCCATCTTGAACCATCCATTACGTAGAAACAATCTGCTCTATCTTCTACTTTTGAGATAGCGTGATTAGTAACTTGAGTATGATACTCGTGTATAATACCAGGTGTTACCAACATATTCATATCAAACTCATCAGGATTACTTACAGCGTTGATTGCTCGCTTGTAAGCTACTGTACCACTTGCTTCTGCATTAGTACAATCAAATCCTTGTTGGTTTGTTGTTGAAATATCAGTACCAGTTGCTTTCAATGTTGTTGGATTATCTCCATCAAATCCACCTTGAAATGGAACAACGAATTTTCTCTGTTCTTTAGCGGATAGTGTCATTGTAATTGCCTCTGAACCATCAGAATATGTGTCTGCTCCGATTTCACTTGCATCTGAATGACCATACATATTTTCTAAAGAGAACACAACATTAATACCATTTCCAGCACTTGCGGGTGATGGAGCTAAATATTGTTGGTTATCTTTACTATCAAAATCCCAA